TCTGCAGAGATAGAACTTGCTGTTTGTTCTAAAGCTGAAACATCTGATTCTAAAACATTTATATCTTCCTTCGCAGTATCTAAGTCTTCACCGATACCAGTTATCACTTCAGTATGTTGTGATACTGTGCTGCTAAGCCCATTAAGATTTGTTTCAAATGTTGCTTGCTTTGTTGTTAATGTTTGAACGTTGCTTTTTATGGTATCTGTGCCGTTTTGTTCTTTCCAAGCAGAACCATTATATACCTTAGTTAAAGGTGGATTTTGAGATGTATCCACCCATAACTGACCAGTATAAGGATTTTGAGGAGCACTAGTTCCTGTATAAACATCATTCAGAGAATAAATTGTATATTGAGCTTGTGACCTCATTATTATTACCTCCTAAATAGTTACTTCAACCATGAATGTTGCTTTAGTTGTTACATCAGTATTTGAAACAGATAATGTCTTACCAGTTTTATGTCCACTAGTACCCCAAGTAGTATCTATTGCACCATCTTTGTTATATTTAGTCCAAGTGTATGTTCCAGTACCTGTTGCATCTACTTCAACACCAGCTTGATATACAACTGCTTTCAATGTTGTACTTCCTTGACCATTTTTAAATACATCACCACCAGTTGAAGTAATCACGACTTGAAGTGGATCAGCATTATCTATAAATGTTGCTACATCATAGAACTTAGAATTGTAAGTATTTGAAGCTGAATCAGTATCTGTAGCGCAACACTTGAAGACTGCATAGGAATCTACTGCAGCTGCATAAATGGTAATTGTTGCTGTGGTTGTTCCTGTATACTTTCCTGTAGTATCAGTTAGTTTTCTCCATCCAACACCAAAATCAGCGTCATATCCTGTTGAACTTGAGCTTGTAACTGAAGAGTCCATAATCGCCCATTTATATCCAACATTAGTTGTATCTACACTTGAGCCTCTCCATAGTTCTGCCTTAGCAGTTAATGTTGCTACATCGCTATTTTTGAATACATTTCCTGAAGGTGTAGTAACTAACAAATCTACAATACCACCACCATTTACTACTCTTGAGAATGAAATAGTAAGTGGATGAGTTATTTGAAGACCTGTAGATGCATCTTCATAAGTAATGACGCACTTAAAATCAACACCAGCAAGTCCTGCCATAATATTTGCTTTAACGGTTAAAATGTGACTTTTTGCACCACTTAGAGCATAGTTTCCACCAGTAGTAATAGCCGTTGTAGATGTTCCTTGATACCATTTAACTGACTTAACAGCTGCACTTGTAATTTGATCGGTTGTTGTGCCAATCACATAAAGGCTTGGAGTTAAAACTAAATTAGTTGAACCCCAGTTAGGTGAGTATGAACCATTATCAGGATTATACATTTGTGTCTTTGGATGATTTGAGCCAATATAACCTGTTAAGGTTAAGGCGTCATTATAATCAATAATCGTAAATTGACCTTGTGCTTTAGACATATTTTATTCCTCCTCTTTTCCCAATAGGGATTGTCTAGTTGTTGTATCGATTAAATCACAACAAAAAGTCGCCCTTACTTTGACGTCATCATTTGTGATTTCTATTTCTTTTGTCCCACCATAATGATTAGTGTTCCAGACATTGTCTGCATCGGCATCATCAGAAACTCTAGTCCATATAAATTGATTGGAATCCAAAGTATCAGTGATGTCATTATCCCAACTATAAACGGTGGCTTTTAAAGTTGTTCTAATATCTCCATTTTTGAAGATGTTTCCATTGGTTGATGTGATTACCAATCTAAGCATCTTTTGACTTTCAATTTCGTCAATTCTACCTGATTGTTCACTTACAGCTTCGGTCGTTGCATAAGCACGAAGCACTACCTCTCCAGTTTCAAGATTCCAATAAGATGATCCATCAAGGCTTGATAAGACTCCTGCTTTTATGATGTTTGCAACCAAAGTTCCTGAAGTGATGAAGTTGGCAACAATTGAGCCATCAGCTGTTATTGCAGTTTCGTAAGGCCCATTATAACCATGAGATGAAAAGCCAAGACCGCCTAGATTCCAACGCCAAACATTCACTGCTTCATCGATATTCTCATTATCTAGAATTAATAGTTCGTATGGCGTTCCATCGTTTTGTGTATGGATAACCACGCAACCGCCTTTATTTCCAGTGATAAGTTTTGTCGCATTAGATATAGCTGATGTTAACAGCAACGGAAATCTATCTACTTGCTTCTTGGTTGTTTCAATCTCATCTTCTATATCATTTATCCTGACTGCAAGATTTGATTTAGATTGACCTAAAGTAATTGTTTTATATTTTTCATCAAGGCATGAATACACTGTCTTGATTACCTTCAATTTCACTTCAACACCAAGAATCTGATGTTTTATTGTCACAGTATCACAAAGTGATAATCGTTCATGAATTGCACTATATTCTGCTTGCTTCCATAAAGGTTCAAAAGAAACTGTAATAGTTGGTGAATCAACTCCAAGTGGATGATTTCTAATCCATATGTTGGCTTTGGTTCTTAATGCATATTCAGTTATTCTTTCTTCCTTACCAAAGGCATCGGTAAAGTCCTTTATATAAACCTTACCATTTTCAAGTACTGTGTTTGAGATTGGAAGCACCTCTTCAGGTAAAGTCACTACTGTTTCTTCATCCGTTTCATCATCTTTAACAATTCCATACGGTAAGACATGTGTATAAACATTTGTGATATCTGAAGAATGCTCAAACTTTGTAAGGTTCTTCCCATACTCAATAACAACGCCTCTATCAAGACCACGAGCTGAATGCTGATAGATTTTGAAATTATCCCACTCAAACTCACCACCAAACAAATCTAATAAGCTTCCTTTAGAACCACCCATCAAACTTCTTACACTCACAGGAATAGTTGCACCAAAATCTGCTGCCTTAGACATGTCTGTTTGGTAAGTGAATGAATGAGGAATTACTGCTTTTTGAAGCAATGTTTCACCGCATTGACTTACTGATGAATTTGCCAAAGAAAATGGAGTCACTCCTATCGTTACCAAATCATAAGATATATGAGTGGCATTGACGGTTATGATTCCATTAATCGGTACTGAAATCTTATATATCCTGAACGCTTGATTACATGCTAGATCATTAGGTTTAGCAACGATTATGCGTTCTTTTTTTATGTAACCATATAGCAAACCGTTGATTGGATACTTAAGTTCAAGCTCATATTGACCATTTCTTTCTTCAGTAATCTCACAAGACGTTGTATCCCTTAACACTCCTATTCCAAAGGTATCAAATGTTTTAGCTGTTGATTCAAACAAAATAGGTATCATAGGCTCACCCACCTTGTAATAATCTCAACTTTTGTTATTCCGCCATTAAAAGATAAGACGTTATCTCCTTTTGAAAATTCAGGAAATCCATCACCAGAAACATTGCTATTCTTTAGTTCTGTTCCTTTAAAACAGTTCATGAGTTCAGAGTCAATTTCGATATACTCATCAATTTCAGTAATGTTCCATATCTTGTTTCCTTCACCATTTTGAATAACAAGAGTCCCATCACGAGAGTAACATAAAGTTTGTGTAAGCTCAATAGATGGAATCGTAGGCTGGAAGGACAATGTTGAAAGCTAGCTTTCAACATTGTCCTTCCAGCCTACGATTCCATCTATTGAGCTTACACAAACTTTATGTTACTCTCGTGATGGGACTCTTGTTATTCAAAATGGTGAAGGAAACAAGATATGGAACATTACTGAAATTGATGAGTATATCGAAATTGACTCTGAACTCATGAACTGTTTTAAAGGAACAGAACTAAAGAATAGCAATGTTTCTGGTGATGGATTTCCTGAATTTTCAAAAGGAGATAACGTCTTATCTTTTAATGGCGGAATAACAAAAGTTGAGATTATTACAAGGTGGGTGAGCCTATGATACCTATTTTGTTTGAATCAACAGCTAAAACATTTGATACCTTTGGAATAGGAGTGTTAAGGGATACAACGTCTTGTGAGATTACTGAAGAAAGAAATGGTCAATATGAGCTTGAACTTAAGTATCCAATCAACGGTTTGCTATATGGTTACATAAAAAAAGAACGCATAATCGTTGCTAAACCTAATGATCTAGCATGTAATCAAGCGTTCAGGATATATAAGATTTCAGTACCGATTAATGGAATCATAACCGTCAATGCCACTCATATATCTTATGATTTGGTAACGATAGGAGTGACTCCATTTTCTTTGGCAAATTCATCAGTAAGTCAATGCGGTGAAACATTGCTTCAAAAAGCAGTAATTCCTCATTCATTCACTTACCAAACAGACATGTCTAAGGCAGCAGATTTTGGTGCAACTATTCCTGTGAGTGTAAGAAGTTTGATGGGTGGTTCTAAAGGAAGCTTATTAGATTTGTTTGGTGGTGAGTTTGAGTGGGATAATTTCAAAATCTATCAGCATTCAGCTCGTGGTCTTGATAGAGGCGTTGTTATTGAGTATGGGAAGAACCTTACAAAGTTTGAGCATTCTTCAGATATCACAAATGTTTATACACATGTCTTACCGTATGGAATTGTTAAAGATGATGAAACGGATGAAGAAACAGTAGTGACTTTACCTGAAGAGGTGCTTCCAATCTCAAACACAGTACTTGAAAATGGTAAGGTTTATATAAAGGACTTTACCGATGCCTTTGGTAAGGAAGAAAGAATAACTGAATATGCATTAAGAACCAAAGCCAACATATGGATTAGAAATCATCCACTTGGAGTTGATTCACCAACTATTACAGTTTCTTTTGAACCTTTATGGAAGCAAGCAGAATATAGTGCAATTCATGAACGATTATCACTTTGTGATACTGTGACAATAAAACATCAGATTCTTGGTGTTGAAGTGAAATTGAAGGTAATCAAGACAGTGTATTCATGCCTTGATGAAAAATATAAAACAATTACTTTAGGTCAATCTAAATCAAATCTTGCAGTCAGGATAAATGATATAGAAGATGAGATTGAAACAACCAAGAAGCAAGTAGATAGATTTCCGTTGCTGTTAACATCAGCTATATCTAATGCGACAAAACTTATCACTGGAAATAAAGGCGGTTGCGTGGTTATCCATACACAAAACGATGGAACGCCATACGAACTATTAATTCTAGATAATGAGAATATCGATGAAGCAGTGAATGTTTGGCGTTGGAATCTAGGCGGTCTTGGCTTTTCATCTCATGGTTATAATGGGCCTTACGAAACTGCAATAACAGCTGATGGCTCAATTGTTGCCAACTTCATCACTTCAGGAACTTTGGTTGCAAACATCATAAAAGCAGGAGTCTTATCAAGCCTTGATGGATCATCTTATTGGAATCTTGAAACTGGAGAGGTAGTGCTTCGTGCTTATGCAACGACCGAAGCTGTAAGTGAACAATCAGGTAGAATTGACGAAATTGAAAGTCAAAAGATGCTTAGATTGGTAATCACATCAACCAATGGAAACATCTTCAAAAATGGAGATATTAGAACAACTTTAAAAGCCACCGTTTATAGTTGGGATAATGACATCACTGATACTTTGGATTCCAATCAATTTATATGGACTAGAGTTTCTGATGATGCCGATGCAGACAATGTCTGGAACACTAATCATTATGGTGGGACAAAAGAAATAGAAATCACAAATGATGACGTCAAAGTAAGGGCGACTTTTTGTTGTGATTTAATCGATACAACAACTAGACAATCCCTATTGGGAAAAGAGGAGGAATAAAATATGTCTAAAGCACAAGGTCAATTTACGATTATTGATTATAATGACGCCTTAACCTTAACAGGTTATATTGGCTCAAATCATCCAAAGACACAAATGTATAATCCTGATAATGGTTCATACTCACCTAACTGGGGTTCAACTAATTTAGTTTTAACTCCAAGCCTTTATGTGATTGGCACAACAACCGATCAAATTACAAGTGCAGCTGTTAAGTCAGTTAAATGGTATCAAGGAACATCTACAACGGCTATTACTACTGGTGGAAACTATGCTCTAAGTGGTGCAAAAAGTCACATTTTAACCGTTAAAGCAAATATTATGGCAGGACTTGCTGGTGTTGATTTTAAGTGCGTCATTACTTATGAAGATGCATCTACAGGTCTTCAAATAACTCATCCACTTACTATTTCATTCTCAAGAGTAGTAAATGGTGGTGGTATTGTAGATTTGTTAGTTACTACACCTTCAGGAAATGTATTCAAAAATAGCGATGTAGCAACATTAACTGCTAAGGCAGAACTATGGAGAGGCTCAAGTGTAGATACAACTAATGTTGGATATAAATGGGCGATTATGGACTCTTCAGTTACAAGCTCAAGTTCAACAGGATATGACGCTGATTTTGGTGTTGGATGGAGAAAACTAACTGATACTACAGGAAAGTATACAGGAACAACCACAGCAACAATTACCATTTATGCAGCTGCAGTAGATTCCTATGCAGTCTTCAAGTGTTGCGCTACAGATACTGATTCAGCTTCAAATACTTACAATTCTAAGTTCTATGATGTAGCAACATTTATAGATAATGCTGATCCACTTCAAGTCGTGATTACTTCAACTGGTGGTGATGTATTTAAAAATGGTCAAGGAAGTACAACATTGAAAGCAGTTGTATATCAAGCTGGTGTTGAAGTAGATGCAACAGGTACTGGAACATACACTTGGACTAAATATAACAAAGATGGTGCAATAGATACTACTTGGGGTACTAGTGGACATAAAACTGGTAAGACATTATCTGTTTCAAATACTGATGTAACAACTAAAGCAACATTCATGGTTGAAGTAACTATTTAGGAGGTAATAATAATGAGGTCACAAGCTCAATATACAATTTATTCTCTGAATGATGTTTATACAGGAACTAGTGCTCCTCAAAATCCTTATACTGGTCAGTTATGGGTGGATACATCTCAAAATCCACCTTTAACTAAGGTATATAATGGTTCTGCTTGGAAAGAACAAAACGGCACAGATACCATAAAAAGCAACGTTCAAACATTAACAACAAAGCAAGCAACATTTGAAACAAATCTTAATGGGCTTAGCAGCACAGTATCACAACATACTGAAGTGATAACTGGTATCGGTGAAGACTTAGATACTGCGAAGGAAGATATAAATGTTTTAGAATCAGATGTTTCAGCTTTAGAACAAACAGCAAGTTCTATCTCTGCAGA